GTTTAACCTCATCTGGGATTGAAATATTAACTCTCATATAAATACCTCCAAATATTTTGTAACGACGTCGTTACTATTAAATGTTTCACGTGAAACATCAACTTGATATTTATATGATATAATAATGATGCTGAAATGTCAAATGTTTTTAGAAATATTTTACTATAAGACAAAAATCATACAGTATTAAGAATATATCAATAACTAAACCATAAAACTCATATTTATTAAGATACCTTTTTAGCATTTTTAAACCCCATTAACTCTTCCATTTTTTTAGAACCATATTTCTGTGTCAATATTTCGATTACTTTCTCTCTAAAAGCATATGAATTGTATATCTTAGCGTATTTCTTAGAATAAGTATAAAATGTTTTACTACATACTTCATTCATACCGTACCATTTTTGAATTTGAACAAATAAACTAATATGCATAAGAGTAAAAATTTGTCCGAGCAATCCAAAATTATTCGCTTTTCTGTGTACAAAATTATATTCAAATAAACATCTTACTTGTGGATCTATTAATCTATCGAATTGACTAATTAAAATTATATCGAACCCAAGATGTCTATGCTGCGTAAAAAAATCCAACCAATTTTGACGATATCTAGGTTCTTTTTGACTAAATAATTTTACTGCACTAGGGGAAAAAATAGTCTGTGCTTCATCAACGACAATAAGTGTTTGATGTTCTTTACCAATATCATGATATTTAATTGCATACTCATAAAAATAATCTGGAGAAAATTCTTCATTAGCAAGGTAGAAAAATTCTCCACCCTGCTTACCTTTTAAAATATAATCTCTATCTATCTCAACGTTTGCTATTACATTCTTTTTAAATGTCTTTAACCACATAACAACTTCTTTTGCCATTTTTAAAGATTTACCACTTCCAGGCGTACCACTATAAAAACTTATCATATAAAAAAACTCCTAACTAATAATTTTTACCCAACGAGCAACAACTTGATAAATATAATAAACACCAATAGCAATTAAAAGAGCCTGAAAAGTTATTAATATTTCAGCGACAGGGACAAAATAATTAATCATTTTTAAATAAGGCATAATAACTTCATTTTCTAAAACATGCTTTTGAAAAGGTGAATCTGGTAAAACTTTAAAAATAAAAGTTAATACAGCTCCTAATCCACGTATTAAAGCATTTATAGTTTTTATTATAAAAGAATACATTAAGACCACATCACCTTTCTTATGCTTATCATTAAGAAACGTATAAATTGATAATAAAGGAATAATTTTAAAATATTTCTCATTAAATCAATATAAGGTATCTTTGAAAAATCTATTTCAAAATTTGGAATTATAATAATTTCCGTGTCTGAATATTTAGTTTCTTTAAATTCGTATTTAAATGGTTCTTCTTCACTTTTGAAAACTTTAATACAATCATAAATATCCCATGGTAAACAAAAAGGAAATTTTCGAGTAGCTCCATAAAGTGGAGAAAAATCTAAAACTGGAGTATCATTTTCAGGAAGTTTATCTTCATCATTTCCCGTATCTGGATTTGGGTCTGGGTCTGGTGTAGGTTCTGGATTTGGGTCTGGTGTAGGTTCTGGATTTGGATCTGGATTAGTAGAACCATCTGGAATCACTAAAATATCCGGATTTTCTTTTATATCATCACCGGTATAAGGAGTTTCATATGGTTCGTATTCTTCGCCAGTATCTGGATTAATAACTGGCTCATATCCATCTTTATTTTTATCATATTCACGTAATGGAAAACCGATTTTAGGTTTATAACTATTATCTTCATCTGGTTCAGGCTCTGGATTAAAAAAATTATAATCAACAACGTCTGGAGAATAATCTTTAACGTCACATGAACGCTCTGGAAATTCAACCTCAAATGAATTAACAACGCTTGAAACAGGAAGTGAATAAACATTTTCATTTGCATTAAAAACACCAATATAATAATTGTAATTATAAAAAAAAGCGCCAACATAATAAGGTCCAGCAAAAGAACCATAGTAAAGACTTCTGGAAGTCTGACCATAACCAATATCATATCTAAATACACAACTTTGGTCTGTAAATTGAGAACTTAACACAAGTGGAGAAGTAACAGTATTAGATTGTGAAATTTGAATAGAACCATAATTATTAACATAAGATGTATTTATTGTAGTATCTATAAAGTTAGTAAGCCAATCTAGTCCACTTTTAGTCCAAGTAAGAAATTTAGAACCATTTTCTAATGTTTTAACAGTTAAATAAAGTGATAACTTTTGTGTATTAGATAAAGAAGAAGATATATTTGCAGAATCATTTGCAGTATGAGAACTTGAACCCATAGACAGAGTATGGTCAACTAAAGCATAAATTGTAGCACCAGTAACTACAACACCGGCAACTATATAAAAAGCATCATCAACTACGGCTATAGCATTTGCTTTTTTTGTATAAATTCCACTTAATAAACTAAAACATAAAAATAAAATTAAAAATCTTTTCATAATTTTTTTCATATAACACCTCTATTTAAAATAAAAAAAGATTTTCGGCACATTTAAAGGCCTGCGCCAATATGCCGAAAATCTTTTTTTATAATTAATCCTAGCCTTTATTTGCAATAGTAGAAAAGTACTTAATACCTTGTTTTACAACAAACTTTACAACAAAGAATCCAATAGCAATTCCAGAAATAGCAGCAAGAGCAGTTACAAATTCAGTTTTTCCAGAAGTTAAACCATCAGTTATTCCAGTTATAACTGTTGAGCTATCACTTCCCTCTGCTGCAAAAGCTGAAACAGTTGTTAATGCACTTGCAATAACACCAGTACCACCACAATATAAAATTTTCTTTAATTTAGTCATTACATTACCTCCAATTTTTTATTTTGCTATTATTTTAAAAACAGATAAAAGTAAGTCAATTCCAAAACGGAATATAAACGCTAAAGAAAACATACTAATACCCATTACAAAAGCACTTTGAACAAGTCTAGGAAAAACATAAGAAAAAAATTCAACATTAGATATCATTTTTTTAAATATCCTCCCATTACGTATTTAAGCATAAAAAATACTAAAATCGATAAGATAAAAATATTTTGAATTAACAATAGATCATTGACCTTGTCCAACTTTAAACTAATGTCAACTGCTGAACCTGTAGTTACTTCTTGTTCAGAATCTAATTCAAAAAAATCGCTATCCATTTTAATTAACCAACAAAAACATTTTTAAAATCACAAGATTTCTGAAAATCTATACCAATTATTTTTAATTCTTCTTTGTTGTTAGCTCCTGAAACAGTTTTAAAATTAATTTCATAAACTCCTGGAAGTTCAACTAAACCAGAAATTAAAGACATATCTTTAATACTTGCTTGACGAGGTAAGTAACCAGTAATATTTTCACCATCGGTGTCTGATTCATCAATTAGATAACTTATTTTAGCACCCTTAACATTTTCACCATCATTGTTTTTAAAATTGTACTTTTTAACCCCAGTTATTAAAGCATCTTGTTTCATAAATAATACCTCCATTTTTTTTAGTAACGATGTCGTTACTTATTTACATACTTATTATAACTAGTAATTTTGTACTAGTAAATAAAAACTAGTAGACAATTACCATCATTTTTTTACTAGTATTGAAGTAACTGGACATTTTTACAATATCCATTATAATTAAATTAAAATTTGATTAGGGGTAAAATTAGATTTTAAGGAGAAAGAAAATGACACTTAAAGAAATGAGAATTAAGAAAGGATTAACTCAAGAAGAATTAGCAAGGAAAACAGAACTATCATTAAGCACTATAGTAAAAGCAGAAAGAAAAAATACTTGTAATTTAGATACAGCACGAAAAATAGCTAATGCACTCGAAAAAACTATTGAAGAAATTTTCTTTTAAAATAAAAGAGATAGAAATTTTCTACCCCTTGTATTATAATAAAATTATTCATTGAGATACTTGAAAAATGACTTTCGAGAAATTAACATGTATTCAGTATCTTTTATTAAGTCCTGTGGAGCTTCATAACTTGCCACTGGGCTTTCTTTTTGTTTTAACTGTTCAATGTAATTTTCATACTCTTCTTCTAATTTTTCTAAATCTCCATCATCAGTTATATTATACAAAACTCCATATCCTTGAATCTGTTTAATTCTATAAAGTCCATAATATAAAGCAACAAAATTTTCATAAGTTAATGTAAAACCATCTTCACCAGTAACCTTTGTCATATATTTAAAAAGCTCTGCATAATCATTTTCTGAAAATTTTTCCATGCAACAAGAATATCCATCTTTAAGAGCTTCAATGTTTTGTCTAGTAACAGTTATATTATTTATTAATAAATACCATATCTTTTGAATTAAAATTTCTTCTGCTGAAAAAAGCCTAGTCAACTCTTTAATACCATGTTTATTATTATAAGAATATTTATTCTTATACTTTTTATCAGTCATTTTAAAATTATTCAATACTAATGCAACGTGATAATGTGGATGATAGTTATCATTTTTAAACGTAACTTCTAAAGACCTTATTGCTCCTTGAAAAGCTTGACCAAAATTTATACCACGTATCTTCTTCCTACCATCTAAAAACTGTACAAGTCTTAAAAAACATTTAGACATATGTTTTATAGTTAACCTTAAATCATTTCCAGAACAATTAGGTAATGTTAAAGTTAAATGATACAACTGACCTTTATACTGTTCAAGTTGCGGGATATATTTTGCCATTCTGGAAGCTTGTTTAACCTTTTTGCAATTACTACAAAATTTATCATGACATAAATTAGTCTTCTTAAAATCTTTTATCTTATGCTTTTCGTATTTATCTAAAAGCCAATATTTATTACAGAAAGAAATAGAATCTCTTTTATTTTCTAATATAGTATTTTTAAATACTATACTTGACTCCTTAGAAAAACGTTCATAATATTTAATTATTGTCTTATTATATTCAATATTATTAATAATATCTTTTAATAAATCTTTATCTATTTCAGCTTTTTTCAAAGAATCCTTTAAACTCAAATTATCACCACTTTTCTAAAGTAAATTTTTTTTATGGGTTAACTTATTTCTAATATATCAAGATAGAAAGAAAATTTTAAAAAGTTAATGGCACGCTACGCTACTATCTGCGATGCCCGTACCACTAACAACATATATTCCACTATTCGTTAACTTATAAGCATAAGCATTGCCGACACAAGGTCTGCCAAAGTGTAATCTTTTAGGGAAAGAAGAGTTGTAATCTTTAATTATTACTTTGTTCTTTAAGCTTAGTTCTTAGCTTATGTATTTCTCTGTTTTTCTTCTCTTTAAGAGCTTTCAGTTCATTTAGAGTTTCTTTAAGTTCTTCAGATAATTTTTCTATTTTTTTATCTTTCTCTTTACTCTCAATTCTTAATCGCTCATATAATCTTTGTATTAAAAGTTCTTGATTTGAAATTCTGAGATTTTTTTCTTCTATAATTTCTTTATCAGTTTTTTCAGGAACTTCAACAACTTCACTTTCTTGAATGTCAACAACAGTTTGTTCTCCAAATTGAATATCTTCTTTTTCTTTAGATTCTTTTAAATCTTTTTTTAATGTTCGTATTTCCTTAACAGTCATACCTGGATTAACTTTATCTATATCAGAATCTTTAAGAGAAAGCATTTCTATCAATTGTGAATAAGTAAAACTAGAGTATCTTTCAGAACTAAATTTTTTATAAATACCAACAAAACGATAAGATTGAACTTTAGAAATTCCAAACTCACCTTTGCAAAAAGAAACGAAACTTTTATATCCTTTAATCTTATAAACTTCACTTTCTTGAATATTAAAGAGTTTTTCTCCTATGCGAAAAAAAGACATAGCACATGTTCTCATTTCTAATTTAATAGAACCTATAGAACTAGTTAACTGACTAAGCTTATTAGCATCAATAATCTCATTATTTGTCATTAGATAAACTCCTTTCTATCTTATCTTTATACTCAGAAAGAGCTAAAGCCATAAGTGAACTTTGTGGAACTCCTGTTTTTTTACTATAATCTTCAAAAAATT